TCACTCCAGATTTCTGGGATGAAAGTAGCCGCGCTAGTGTTGTCTACGAAACCGCCATTTGCGGGATAAGTTGAATCAGTCATTTTAATACTTCCTATATAATAATATTAGTTTCGTACCCTCCCCTCTGAATATGCTTGCATAATCTCATTTGACAATGCTTGGTATCTATCGGGGTCAGTACGCATTAGTTTAATAATGTCTGCGCGTCTGTAGACTTTCTTGCCTCGCTGTTCACCACTACCACGGGCATTACCTGTGGATGCAGATTTAACAGCTTGCTTGCGTTGCTGTTTCTCATTGGCGGCAGTTTGAGTGACAACCTGTTGACGTTCCTTCCATAGGGAAAATAACTCGTCAGCGGCATCATAATCATACTGTTGGTCTGCCTGTACAAAAAGCTGTTGTCTAATCTTAGAACCCTTAATCCATTCAGCAAACTTCTCATCCTGCAAAATTCCCTGCATCTCAGGGTGTTTGGTTTGCAGTTTGTTCATCGCTGTAGATTGACGATATTGGTTGCTGATTTGTTCAGCTTCCTTTATCTTAGGGTGATTATTAATCGCTCTTTCGACTGCCTTGTCGGGGTCTGAGAAAAAGTCTACTTCTTCGTCAGCATTTGTTACTTGTGTTTCTTGGGTTGAGAGTTGTGTCTGGATGTAGTCATCTACAACCTTCCGCAAGTCACCTACTTCAGAACTTTGTTTACCTAAGAGTTTTTCAGCCTCTTGGTGCATCCTTACTATCTCGGCTGTTGACTTCCCTTGATACTTCTCAGGTATGTCTGATTCAGGTTGTTCAAGAGTTTCCTCTGGTTGAGGGTCTTGTGCTACTTGGTTATTGATGTCATTCTCTTCTACGTCTTCCGTGGGACGCTCTTCTATTAGTCTTGCCATTATTAAACTCCGTGATTCATATCATTATGGAGGTGTATTAAGTGTAAGGGTTCTATGGTCAAGAGTTGTCCTTACGTTATAGTGTTACGCCATGTTTCCTTTCATACTTGATTTGTTTCTCTCGCTGTTTAGCCCATCTTTCTTTGCCCGCGGCAGAGTTTACATCTCGTTTGATTTTAACTGGTGTAACTATTCTTTTTGCTGTTGCTTGACAAACAGGACATTCTATTTCATAAGTTTCTGAATCTACAAACTTGTCTGTAGTATGTCCTGCGTCACAAGAGAAACTATGTATTAATCTCATCTTCTTCATCTTGCTCTTGTTTAGCTGTTTCTATCTGTGCTTCTAGGTTCAGCATATTAGCCATGACTACAAGTTGTCCCTTACGAAAGTAAAGGTCTTTGTCATCTTGACAGGCTTCTACTGAATTGACGTTCTCAGCACTTCCCTTCATGTCCTGCATTAAGTTCTTCCATCCGTCTGAACGGAACATTTCTTCAAAGGAACGATAGTACTTCTCTAGTTCTACATCAGTCATTTACTGTTTCTCCTTAATGGACAGTCTTTATTGTTAATTTATATAATATACTTAAGTATACTATAGGAATATTATACCATATTTGGTCACAAAAGTCAAGAACTATTTTCTATGTCTTGCTGTTTTCTTTGCAATCTTCTTAGGTTGTTTACTTACTTGTTTACCTGCTTTGGTGTCAGCACGTTTCTTCCGTGTCGTAGCGGCATATTCTTTCTTGGTCAAAGCCTGACGAGCCTTCTTGGGCAGATAGCGTTCACCTGTAGCTTTCTTACCCTGTGTGCTAGGCTTGCCAGACTTAGTACCCCACTCTTCCTTAGTCCACTTCTTCAGGCTTTTCTGTGACTTCTTTAGCGGCATTACCTGTACCCTCCACCTTTAGCTTTGTACTCCTTAGCGAGCATCTGTGCCTTCCTAGCAGACCACTGTCCTGCCTTACCACCCTTAGTACCTGCTTTAATCTTATTAAACAAGTTCTTACGCATGGTAGGCTTAGTGTAGTTACCCGCCTTATTTACTGTGGATTTCTTTTTAACAGGCATAATTACTTGCCTTTTTTCATTGGCTTCTTTTTAGGTTTAACTGCTGTCTTCTTCTTAGGTGGTCTTCCGACTTTACTACCGTATGTACCTTTACCGTATGGCATGACTATCTCCTCTTTACCATTTAGATTTATTTGCCCAGTAAGCCGCAGACATTTTACCTTTGGCTATATTCTTGGCGTGTCTTGCTTTAAAAGATTTACGTCTTGCTTTCTCAGATGCAGTCTTAGGATTCTTACCCGCACCTGAAACTCCCTGTTGACCGTAGCGTATAGTCTTAACCTTGTCACCTTCCTTAGCTACTACTACATGAGACTTAGTAGGGTGCTTTGGTGTACGCTTTGGCTTGTTGTAGCCAGAGACTCCTGCTCTAGCTAGTCTTGGGTCTGGTTTTTTTGCGGGCATTAGGCTTCTCCTTGCGGGATTCCTTGAGGTCTCGGACCTCTGCTTCCAATTCCGCTAGTCTCTTGAATGTTTGGCTGAAGGCTTGGTTGACTTGCTCTATTGCTTCGTTGAACTTGTGCTGTGTCAGCATTAGGTTTTCCTTGTTCTTTGACAGCTACTTCACGTTCTTTTAGTAACTGCTCTGATATTTTAAGACGCTTCTGGAACTCTTTGTCATCCGCATCTCCCTCTTTGATATTAGTCGTAATTGCTTTGATACGGTCAATCTCAAGTTCCTGTGGTACAGCCTGAGCCTCTGCCGCAAGTTTCTGTGCGCGAGCCTGTGACTCTGTAGCCTGACCTTGTAATGCCGCAGTCTGTGACTTCTGGAACTCCATCTGTGCTTGTTGCATAGCTTGTTGTGCTTGCTGTGCTTGTGGGTTAGGCTGATTAGCTTGTTGTAAAGACATGATAAGTTCTTCACGGTTGGACAAGTTCATGTTGTCTACAATGGACATAATCAACTGTGAGTACATTGGATTGTCTTGTTGCATAGTCTGTAGTAACTGTACTAGTTGAGTAACTTCATACTCACGAGCAATGATACCTAGACTGCTAGATGTGTGGAACTTATAGTCCGCAACAGGATAACGCTCAGGGTTAAACTGCATATAGCGATGTGCGGCTTTAGTTATGAAGGGAATAAGGAATGATTCTTGGAAGTTAATCAATGTACGTTTATGACGTTTAATAATAGCACCGAGGCTCATAGAGATACCTGCGGCAGTTGACTCACCATTAATAGAACCAGAGATACCCGCAGAGTCAATAGCACCTGTAGCTGTCTGTACCATCTTCTGTAACTCAGCGGCTTGTGCAAACGTAACCTGACTAACATTACCAAAGTTAAGAGGCTGTAGGACTTCAGCAGGGTTGCCGTTGGTCAAGATAGTCTTACCCGCACGTACTTCAGCACGAGAACCTCTAGGCATACGTGTAGCATCAATAGCCATCATAGGGTGTATAGTCAATGCAAGAGCATCAATTCTGGCTCGTATTTCAGCGTCTAACGCCTTTTGTGAGTTATACCCTTTCTCACATACCCCTCTGCCCCAGAAACGGCTAGGAACGACATCCCACGGGAATGCAACGATTGGTCTGTCACCCATCATGTATGGATTAGCTTCTGCTTTAAGTAACGTACCGTCATTAGCAATAACAACAATAGCTTCTACGTAGTATGTATCTTCATCTTCATCAGGAGCGACTAGTTCTTCTACTTCTTCTGCTTCTTCTTCTTCTTGTGCCGCCTTTAATAGATGACGAGGTACTAAACCGTAGTACTTAGTTAAGCGCACTTTATCGTCTTCAAACACTGACAAATCTTTATCTGGTTCAATGTCAAAGTCTGGTGCGGCAGAACCTACATATACGTTACGATATACACCTTGTTCCTGTAACTGGTCTACTAGGTGTGTAGGTACGAACTCATCTACAGCACAACCTAATGCTTCCTCAATGGAGGTAGCTAGTGGGTCTATCAAGAAGTTCTGTGGCATTACTGGTCGTAGCTTTACGCAGGTCTTATCTACGATGTTGACACCAACTGCTTGTAAATCCCCACCCATTACAGGTTGTGTTGCAGGTTGAAACTCTTTCTCTTCCTCTAGGACTACCTCAGCAATCCCTGTACCGAATACAGCGGCATTGATAAGG